CTCTTCTCCGTATTTCCGATATTTCAATGTTCTCATTGCGGAAGCCATCACCCAGAGTGGTTCGGCATCCATCATGCATATGGAACAGACTATAAATGGATATATGCGGGATTTGATGAAGACCGATAAAGATTACATCATAACTTGCGACACGGATGCTTTCTATCTGAACATTGATGATCTGATTCAAAAGGTGAATCCGAAAGATCCTGTAAAATTCATCGATACCATATCCGAAACAAGAATTCAACCGATGATTCGAAAGAGTATTGACACACTGGCGGAATTGTGCAACGTCTATGAAAACCGGATGAGCATGAAGAGGGAAGCCATTGCCAGCCGTGGGATATATGTCGCAGGAAAGAACTATGCTTTGGTGGTGCATAACTCTGAGGGCGTTCAGTATGATCCCCCAAAATTGAAAGTGATGGGTCTATCATTGGTAAAATCATCGACGCCTATGGCTATCAGGAAGGTTCTAAAGGAGGCGTTAAATCTGGTATTCACCACTGATATCGAGACGGTTAGAAAGTACGCCAAGGACTTCAAAGCAACTTTCTTAGCCATGACGCCGAATGAGATAGCATTTCCTCGTGGGGTTAATAATCCGGACAAGTTTGCTGACCCTAAAACACTATTTGTTAAGGGCACCCCCGTACATGTTCGCGGATCATTGCTTTACAATAAATTGATGCCGGATGAAGTTCCAATATCTTCAGGTGACAAGATTAGATTTTTGTATCTTAAGATGCCGAACCCATTGCAGCAGAACATCGTTGCGTGGCCTGCTAACGGGAAGATACCGCCACAACTGGTTCAATATATCGACAAAGAGGAACAATTCGTCAAAGTGTTCAAACAACCATTGGAAATCATTCTGAATGCCATTGGATGGGAACTTGAAGAGTGTAGCAGTTTGTCCGATTTTTTCTGAAGGAGACAATATGTTTGAATGCATAAAGAATATTGTAATCGGGATGTTTGTGGTTGCTTTGTTGCCAGTCATTGTCGCACTGGCAATTTTTTGGACTATTGGTATGTTTGTGAATGGAGATAAAACGTGCTGAAAGGGGGCTGGTGATGAGATTCTTATTGAAGTGGTTTTTGATGATGCTGTTCGTGATTACATGTTTCCCGGTGTTCCTATTGATAGGGAGTGTGTTCATCGTCGGTGTGTTATGGGAAAATATTATGGATAAATGTGAAAAGGAGGAATCATGAAATATGTAGCCAAAGAACTCAAGATTGTGTCATATTTTTTACTCGGACTTATATGCGTCATCCCGGCAATTTTTGGGATAGTGATGTATGAGTTAACGATGTTCGGGGAACTTGTTGTGACCGAACTTTCTAGGTTCATTGATCGTGATTGAGATGATCAATTGGTATTCGTGGTTCTCTCTCCGGGCATTGAGTTGGACAACTACCATGGCCTCACGTCAAGTTGAACAGGAATTTCTTCGTGACACTAGATACTTCGATGGTATTCAATAAATTTGACGGTATAGGAATGCGATATATAATTGTTGAATGTGAAGGAGGGCATCATGTCTAAGAAGAGTGATACTAGGATTCCGGCGAAGACTATCCCAAATTGGTGTATGTTCGGAGTGTTCTCATATTCCATCGAGATACATTTTACTGGATATGGGGAGGACGATGAACCACTTTATAATGCTGCTCTTGGTCTGTTTCTTGATGATGGGGAGTCCTCCGACGACGAAGCCGATCCCGATCAACGACAACATATCACAATATTCACCGATCTATTCTCCCACGATCCAAAAGCGTTGGCATGGGTTGCGTTGAATTCGATGAACATGGATGTGTTTGGAAATCGTCTGAATGGAATCCATTTGTTCGAGGAAGATAATGTCGTCATTGAGTATGACGTGAAAGAGATTATGGCTATGTCCGCACCGGAAGATAATTCGAATACTGTACATTGAGAGGAAAAGAGTATGAGTAGTTTATTGGAAAGAATGAAGAATGCTGGAACAACTAAAACGTCATCTTTGACGGATTCAAAATTGTTCAATGAGAAGGATTTGGTTCAAACTGATATCCCAATTATTAATGCTGCATTTAGCGGTGGCCTCGATGGCGGTATCGTTTCCGGGATCACTGTTGCGGCTGGTCCTAGCAAACACTTCAAGAGTCTTCTTGGTTTGATGTGTGTTGCGGCATATTTGAAGAAGTATGAAGATTCCGTATGTCTGTTCTACGATTCAGAATTTGGAATCTCCAAGGAATATCTTGAGGCGAATGGGATTGATGGCAATCGAGTGCTGCATATTCCGATCCTGAATATCGAGGAACTGAAATTCGATTTGGTGAAGAGATTGGAAGAAATCAAGCGTGGTGACAAAGTGTTCATCTTCATCGATTCCATGGGAAATCTTGCATCAAAGAAAGAAGTTGAAGATGCTGCCGATGAAAAATCGGTTCAAGATATGACTCGTGCGAAAGCCGCGAAATCGTTCTTCCGAATTGTCACCCCGCACTTCACTATCAAAGATATCCCCTGCTTCATCGTTGCCCACACATATGATACTCAGGAATTGTATTCCAAGAAGGTCGTTAGTGGTGGTACAGGGATTTACTATTCAGCCCAGACCATTTTCATTGTTGGTCGCAGTCAAGAAAAGGATGGCACAGAGGTCACTGGATGGAATTTTATCCTGAACATCGAAAAGTCCAGATTCGTGAAAGAGAAGTCGAAACTCACTTTTCAAGTGACATATGATAAAGGGATAAACAAGTGGTCGGGGCTTCTTGATCTGGCGTTGGAATCGGGGCATGCAACAAAGCCTAAAGTTGGATGGTATACACGTCCGGCCATCGATGTCGAAAAGAATTATCGAGAGAAGGACACCAACACCGAAGAATTCTGGGCACCAATTCTCGCAGATGCCACATTCAAAGAATTCGTTCGAAACAAATTCATGTTGAGTTCGAAACATGAGATGAATGAAAGTATGGCTGAAGGGGAAGATTAATGCATGGTCAAAACACATACACCAAACAGGATAATACCGGAGTAACGACCGATCTCGATGCGTGGTTCTCGGAAATTTCCAAATATAGTTATGCTGGAGTGACTGAGGGAGTAAAGGTATTTGAGATTGATCTGGCTACTTCCAAAAAGTATGGAGAGAGATTCAATCGTTTCATGACCGGGCCTGTTGCGTTGGAGGATGATGCCCCAATCATGGCGGTTGCAACTATTACAACTGAATCCGAGCTTGAAGGGACTATTAATAGACTATTGGATAAACCGCTTTACATGATCATGAAAAGGTATGAAGGGGAGTATTGCGTTCGATGTGGCGAAGTTCCAGATTCAAATTTGATTGGAGACCAATAATATGAAATACGACGTATCTGCAACAGGCAAAGAGATTAATGGGCAACTCGAAATGACATTCAATTCTGGCGAGTATGCCGGGGTCACTTGGACATATGGTGGATTGAAGTTTGCCGACAAGGAAAATGAAGACGGCTCCATGAACATGAGTTTCGATTATGAAATCACTGGAGATATTCGCGCAAAAAATATCGAAAAATTCCAAAATACTATCGGGGATGTTCTACTCGATATTCTCGAAGAACAAATCAAGCATGAACAAGTTGTGTTCAAAGGTGGCTCTGACGAGAATGTGATCGCAGAATGAAGACTCTCAAGTTAACGGAAGAGCAAGTTAACAGAATATGCACGCCACTATTCAAGGACATTCAACAGAAACATTTTCAAGTATGCAAGACCAAGGGGGGAAATGTTGCTATCGTCTTTTCGAGATGTGCTGGCGGTGAATATCCTTTGCTTGGGGCTTACTACACTTCCGACGACGATGAAGATGGAGAATGGATGGCTTCCAAATGGTCTGCGGAAGGTCGATTCAACAGCAAGGCATTCTCTCTTCTTGACTTGATGAGCGTTCTCCCAATCGATGCGGAAGTCTATTGAAAATATTTGACGTTTCGCAACAATGTTGGATAATAATCAGAACAACAAATAAGGACATCTATGACAGATAGAGTAGAGGATATTATCTTCGAGGCGATCATCCATGATCAAGAGTATTGCCGGAAGGTGATGCACCATCTTGATCCGGAATATTTCGGAGATAATGTTGACAAGATTTTGATCAAGGAGATCAAGCGTTTTTTCGCAGAACATAACAAGCCACCAACACAAAAGATTTTGAAATTGTTCATCGAGGATAGTACAGAATTCAAGCAGGATGAATATACGAAGGCACAAGAATTAGTGTCATCGTTGAATGAGGTTGAAGGTAATCATGAATGGTTGGTGAAGAGGACTGAAGAGTTCTGTAAAGAAAAATCACTTTATAACTCAATCGTACAATCCATCCAGATCATCGATGGTAAGAGTACGAAGATGGGTAAGGGGGCTATCCCCAAACTGTTGAGCGATGCTCTGGCGGTGTCTTTTGACAACTCTGTGGGGCATGATTACTTCTGTGACACGGAAGAGCGATTCAAGTTCTATCACACCAAGGAAGATCGTATTCCATTTGGTTTGGATATGATGAACAGAATAACAAAAGGGGGTGTCCCAAGAAAGACGATTTCGATTATTGCAGCCGGATGTGTTCATCCGGATACAATAGTTAGAGTAAAAATTAGAAAACTATAAATATACTCTGAGCAGGTATAAACGGAGAAACGGATGAACATTGAGGAAATGATTGCGAAATATTATACGATATACAAAATATGTGGAGTATTAAAGGTTGGGAACCCGAAAGCAAAAAGTCTGCTATTAGATCATTTCGGAAACGATAAGGAACTTAATGAATATATAGAGAAATCTCAAAAGACCTCGACGAATAATCGTACCTACAAAATAAAAGCTCCTAGAAAAAAATCAACGGTGCAAAAAATGAGAAGCAGAAAAATTTTGCGAGATTTGTATTTCACGGAAACATCAGAGTATTTTATGTATGCGGCAGAATTATATGATTCTGGGGTTGATTTTAGCTTTGATGCGTTGGTACAAATTATGATAAAGCAGTTGCAACATTCCAACGACGTTCCACAGATTAAACACAGGTTGAAACTTTTCATTGAAGAAGGATTATATAAGGCCGGATCTTCAATGAAAAGTTCGTGGTGGTGTTTATTGTATGGAGAAGAACTGGGGGAAATTCTGCATAGAGAACGATTATCGAAATGCAATTCGCTCTTGGGTAAAGAAGAAGAGGAAATCGCACAGATAAAGAAAAGAGTCTCTGACGGGGTGAGACTCTTCTATCTGGATTTAACCAAATACGAAAAACAGTGTAGGTCATATCGATGTGTTGAGTTTTGGATGAAAAGGGGGTATTCAGAAAAAGAGGCAACAGAAAAAGTAGAATCAATCACCGATGAATTACGCGAGAATACCCATTGGGGCGATATAAAATATGTCAATTCTATCCGCTCAGAGGAAAACACGAACACCAATTTGAAATATTGGGTTAAACGCTTCGGGGAAAAAGATGGCCCAAAACTTTATAAGAATCGACAACATACTTTCTCCTTAGAAAGTTGTATTTTGAAATATGGAGAACTTGAAGGAAATAAAATATGGACAACACGCCAAGACAAGTGGCAACAAACTCTCAATAATAAGACGGATATAGAAAAGCATGAGATTTTGTTAAAGAAATGTGTTCCATTAGGAAAATCATCTAAAGAAAGTATTAAATTTTTTGATATGTTAATGAATGATTTGAACATGGAGTTTGGTCTAACGATTGATGATTTTTGTATCGGAGCTTATGATAAAAAGGAATTATTCATATGGGATTCTGAGGAGAAGCGGATTTCGTTTTATGATTTCTGCATACCATCATTGAAAATAATAATCGAGTTCCACGGGGAAGGGTTTCATTTTGATGAAATTTCGAGTAAAATACCTAAAAATTTTTTCTCGTTGGATGAGGGGATGGTTCGAAAAAAGGATGAATATAAGAAGCTTTTGGCGGAAACAAACGGGTATATCTATGAAGTTGTTTGGGAAAAACAAAGATCGGAGTATGAAGATGACAGAATCAGAATCTTGGATAGAATTAGAAGTTCCTATATCTCAAATAAAGGGGCTGCTAAAAACTCATGACGTGTTGATATCTAGCGCCGACGGATACGTACCTGTTTCGGCATTTGTGGACAAAGGTGAATGGGAAGAATATGTTTTAGAGATAGACGGAAAAACCATAAGATGCAACGAGTCGCATTTATTCGAAACCTCCATAGGTTGGTTATCATCTCGTGATATATTGACACAATACGAAGAAGGGTATTCGGTCAGTATCCTTATGGATTCGGGGGAGTATCAAAAGTTGACCAGCATTAGCAATACTGGGAATATCATCCCCATTGTTGATATACAGGTGGATCACCCAAATCATCGCTATTATGCCGATGGGGTTTCTTCCCACAACACCAATGTCGGAAAATCTTTGTTTCTTTGTAGCAACGCTGCGGATAATATTAGACAAGGATTCAATGTTCTATACATAACTCTTGAGATGTCTGAGGAGAAGATTGGGGAACGAATTGACTGTAATCTTCTCGATGTTTCTCTGGATGATTTATATCGAATGAGGAAAGAGGATTTCACATCTCGTCTATCCAGCATTCAGAATAAATCTCACGGGAAATTGGTGATTCGAGAATTTCCAACTGGTGGCGCTCATGTTGGCCATTTTAAATCTCTAATGGATGAATTGAAGCAGAAGAAGAACTTCATCCCAGACATCGTTTACATAGATTATGTCAATATTTGCGCCTCATTGAAGTATAGTGGTGGGAGCAACTGGAACTCTTATACGGCAGTAAAGGCTATCACCGAAGAACTCCGTGGTATGGCGGTGGAATATAATGTTGCGATCATGTCGGCAACACAATTCAATCGCTCCGGAATGTCCAATTCCGACGCAGAGATGACTGATATATCAGAAAGCGTTGGACTTGCATTCACGGCGGATTTCGTAGCGGCCATCATCCGTTCCGAAGAACTGGATAATCTTGGGCAGTTGATGGTTAAACAACTTAAGAGTCGTTTTGGTTCCACATCCTACTACAAAAGATTCATAATCGGAATTCAGCTCGACAAATTCAAATTATACAATATCGACAATCCAACAGAAGATATCGCGGACTCTGGAAATCAATCGAAAGATGATCAACCTTTGTTTGACAGTAATAGAAGGTCGGGGTACAATACGAATGACCTAAAATTTGACTGAGGAGACAGGAGACATGAGGACACAGGAAGATTTTGATGAGTTTCACTCGGCTATCACACAATTGATCGCTTTGAATAAAAGATTCAGGCCAATTGAACAGCGTTTGAATCTTTCTGTAAGCAATTGGGCAGAAGAATTTTGTACCATAAAATGTGATATCGGAAGACAGTCTGGAAAATCCTCTTATATCAATAATGTCGCAGAAGAAGGGGATTTGATTGTTGTGATGAATCAACATCTAAAGAATCAACTTGCTAACACGAAATGTGAAATAATGACGGCTAGTGGAATTTCACGATCCCACATAAACGGAAAAGTATACAATACGATATTCGTGGATGAACCGGGTTTTGTTTTTGGATTAGTCGAAAGAACAAAATTCTACGATTATCTTGCTCATAACGGCGAACAAACTTTTGTAATGCTAGGAATTTAAAGAATTCATCTGGAATAATCCAGTGAAAGTGATGTTCTCATCCGAGAGCATCTTTAAGTGGTAGTTAAATTTATTATAGGAGATTCACATATGGTTAAAGGTCAAAAGTACACTATCGCCGCAGGAACCAAGATTGTCGTTGATGGTTTCGCAAAAAAGCGTGATGCACCCACAACCGTTACGGTTGCTCGTGTCGAAACCACTCGTGGAGGCAATCTGAAGCTTTACTGGCGTGCCCATCGTGGTGTTGGTAGCGTTATTGTTCGCGCCTAATTTGATGGTGTTGTGACTTGAGTTACCCAACAGTTTGAATGATTGTTGGGTAACTTTTTAATTTGGACACTATCATGACAGACGAAGAACTAGCCCAAGCGCACATCATCATGGATATCTTGAAGTATGATATTATAACAGATAGTCATGGAACAAAGTATTATTATCAACATGGAAAGCGTCATCGAAATAACGGGCCTGCCGTTGAATATGCTGATGGTACATTATTTTATTACCAAAATGATAAATGCCATCGCGAAGATGGGCCTGCCGCCATATTCCAGAACGGAGAAAAACAATGGTGGGTTGATGGACATTTCATAAAAGTAGAAGGGGATGACTAGATGAAAGTTGATGAACTATTAGAGGCATTGCAAAGACAACATGATCGACGCCACGGCGAAAACATAGTGGCAATTCCATATGACAAAGGATTTGCCACTGTAGGCGGATCACCATATACATCTATTGAACATGTCAGTGCCGGATTTGATTGGAACAAAGGGAAAACATTTCTCACACCAGAAATTCCTTTGGGGGTCACCGGGGATGATTTCAAAAAGATCAAAGATGATCTCAGAAACGCTCAGGAAAGATTGGCATACATAAGAATGGCGCTGACAACAAAATCCCTTTCACCCGAATCCAAGGTGAAGGCTGCAATATCCCATCTAAAATAAGGAATTTAACATGACATGTATCGTGGCGGTTGTAAAAGACGGTGTGGTGTGGATGGGTGCGGATTCTGCTGGAGTATCCGGATATGCTATTACAGCAAGACGCGATCCAAAAATCTACAAAGTTGGAGAGATGATGTTTGGATTCACCAGTTCATTTCGTATGGGACAACTGCTAGGATACAAATTCACTCCCCCAGAACATCCAGAAGATATGCCAATCGAACGATATATGTGCACATTGTTTGTTGACGCCCTTCGAACCACGCTCAAAGAGGGGGGTTATGCGAGTATCAATGATGGCGTAGAAACAGCCGGAAATTTTCTCGTTGGTTATCGAGGCCATATTTTCAATGTGAATGATGATTATCAGGTTGGAGAAAATATCGTCCAGTTTGATGCTGTCGGATGCGGAGCGGATATCGCCGTGGGATCATTGTATTCCACAGACAAACTTTCTCCAGCAAAGCGTCTAACCGTGGCTCTCGAAGCCGCCGAGATGTTCAGTGCTGGAGTTAGAGGTCCATTCTTGATTGATAAGGTAAAATGAGATGACCCCAAAACAAATCGCCACCAGAGTCTCAGAAATCGATGATGAAGTCAGAAAGTTGATGATGGAATTAGATGATATTCAATCCAAATGCCTGCATCCGGATGTCGAGACCATATTGATGAACGAAAATGGACCGTGTGATCAATTCGATGGAGATTATTGGTCGGAATATGAATATAAATGTCCAGATTGTGGGAAACTGTGGTCAAAGTAGATAATGATGCATTATATCCCTATCATGTTTTCATAGAAAAAGACTCTACTGAAATATGGGAATGGGTTAAGGAGAAAATTGTCCATGGTATATGGAAGATGCGATTCGGATTAATTGGTTATAGTGCGACATACTGTTTTAAAACTATGGAAGACGCTACCATATTTTCGTTAAGATGGGAATGATTATATTTCTGGATGCATAAATAGGTATATGTGCATTATGGAATTTAATCATGGAAAAGCTCGACAAGATATTTGATATTGCTCCCAGTGAGCCACCAACATTGGATGTTTCTCCGGTGGTGGTTTCGGAAGTTGATGGGCACGAAGAAGACTCCGATTTTCACACAGCTAGAAATAACACTCTAGAAATCATTGAACAATGCCGCGCATCCGTCAACACATGTATGCGCGTAGCCGCCGAGACAAATGAGCCTCGCGCTCTAGAAGTATTGGGGAACATGCTCAAGATATCTTCCGAGATTAATAAGACACTGATCAATCTTTCGAAGGATCGGGCAGACGCAAAAACCGCCAAGGGCACAAAGTCTAATCAACCCGTTCAACAGATTGGTGTCCAGAACAACACACAAATAGCATGCACCTCTGGAGATTTGAATAAAATTTTAGCAGAGAGGGCAGCAGCTAAAGCGTTAGTGGAAAAAGAGTAATGAATTCTTTACCACAAACTCTCCAAGATCTGCTGGATAAATTAACATTCAGGAACAATACAAATCTTCGGCCAGCAGGAACGGTGATCGAATATTCAGAAGATATGCTAGACATTCTTCTGAAATGTAAAACCGATCCTATATTCTTCATCAGGAATTATGTGAACATCATCCATCTAGATAAAGGGGTGGTTAAGATGGATTTGTATCCATTTCAGGAAAGAATGGTCACAGCATTTCATGATAATCACAGAATATGCGTTCTCACCCCACGTCAATATGGAAAAACAATTTCTGCGGCGGCATATCTTCTTCACTATGTATTGTTTAACAATGATAAAACCGTGGCTATATTGGCGAACAAACAATCTACTGCCGATGAAATTTTACATAGGGTACGAATGGCTTATGAATTGTTACCAAAATGGATGCAGGCGGGGATAGTAACATGGAATAAACGCTCTATAGAATTGGATAACGGGTCGCGAATATTTTGCGCGGCCACGTCCAGCACAGGAATAAGAGGAAAATCAATAAATTGCTTAATGATTGATGAGATGGGCTTCATAGCCAACAATTTGGCGGAAGATTTTTTCACTTCGGTATATCCAACAATCTCATCATCATTAGAATCAAAGATAATAATAACAAGCACTCCGCATGGTATGAACATGTTTCATAAATTCTGGTCGGAGGCAGTCAAGGGCACAAATGGATTTACTCCTGTTAAGGTTGAATGGACGGAGATGCCGGGAAGAGATATAAATTGGTACAATTCTCAGAAGGAGGTTCTGGGGGAACTCAAAGCCGCCCAAGAATTGGATTGTCAATTCTTGGGGAGTTCTCTAACGCTACTATCTGGTGCAACATTATCCACACTAACATACGATACTCCGATAAAAGAATACACAGATCAATATAAAGGATTGAAGATTTATGCAAATCCAGTAAAGGATAGAAACTATGTGATGACGGTGGATACATCGAGAGGGAGACATTTAGACTCATCCGCTTTCATGGTATTTGACATAACCGAATATCCACACAGAATAGTTGCATCGTATAACAACAATGAAGTATCCCCGCTATTCTATGCGGCCATCGTTCATCGGCTGTCAATGATATACAATGAGGCATATACATTAGTTGAAATAAACGATATTGGGGCACAGGTTGCTGATGAGTTGTATCACACATTCGAAATGGAGAATTTGTTCTGGTCAAAGGGTGGGGATCAACTTGGTAAAAAGGGGGCCGATCCATATCCCGGAATCAGAACCACAACGAAGACCAAACGCATTGGATGCGCCAATCTAAAAGACATAATAGACAAACAGCAATTGATTGTTAATGACTTTCAATCGATCCAAGAATTAAGCACATTCATCCAAAGCAAGAGTGGATCATACGCCGCCGATGAAGGATATCATGATGACATGGTTGCGACATTATTTTTGTTCGCATGGCTGGTGGCTCAACCATGGTTCAGCGAACTGACTGACAAAAATATGAGAAATCAAATGTACACAAATGCCGTCCAACAGATGGAAGATGATATTTGTCTTGGTATGGAATTCAGTGACGGACAAGAAACCATCATAGACGATACTCCAGAAGAAAGAGGGCTAAGAGAAAATTGGGGATGAGAGTCAAATAAACTTGTCACATAAAGTATCTGTAGTATCATGAGTAGATAACTATAACATCTTCACCATTTATTATATAAGGAATTTCCAATGATATGTGACCAATGCGGTTCTAACGATATTAAGTCTCTTGGTGTGAGGTTCTTGGGCAAGGAAAAAGTTCTCAAATATTCATGTAGAAGTTGTGGGACGGAAACCACTTCAGAATATAAAGAACTGAAGACCATCAAGACCGGAAATTTTGTCGTAACCTCTGCGGTAGATGGGGCAGTCACAAATAAGAAGTTCCTAGCAGCGTTGCACAATTATTGCAAGCTTAATAATGCAAAACTGGTTATTCTTCCCGTCAATAATGGGAAACCATTTAAGGAAGCGCGTTTCGACGATCTGGTGAAACCTTTCCTGTGTAGTGATAATTTATCTCTTGGGGACATCACAAACGTCATGGGATCGATTAAATTGGGTTCGACCTTAGAAAGCCCTCTCCACGGAATTAATTCGTTCTCAAAGGGCAAAAACGTCGTTTTCGGGCACCCTCAAGTCCAACTGAAGACTCTACCCCGGAAGGCCGAGAAGTATCCGGCCATTATCACCACGACTGGCACCATCTCAATGCCTAATTACGGAGAGAATAAGACGGCACAGAAGGCGAACTTCAATCACTCGTTTTCTGCATTGTTTATTGATGGAAAGAATTATAGCAGGATGAGACATCTACATTATGATGGTGTTGGATTCTACGATCTAAATGATTACTACACATCAGATACCAAGACTTCTGGGGATGCGGTAGAAGCCGTTGTTACAGGGGACG